GTGTTTGTCACACTGCATTTGAGCAGCGGCGCGAGGGCATTTGTCGATATAGAATATGTTCATAGTGGATCCATTATATCAAAATACCTACTGGTTGTAAACCCTCTTAAGGCAATTCATTCCAGTAGTTAAGAGTCACGTCTGTGGCTTCGGTAATCTCATTCATTCGACACCAGTTTGCAAATACGTAGGCGGCATCCATATCAAGTCCCGGTTCACCGACCAACTCATACAGTTTACCTGACCGCGACGTGACTGTCATAGTCTCTCGGTCAAAGTCCTGAATCGGAGAACAGACTCGGCCGAGTCCATCAACCACACCAACCAGATGCTGAGTAGTCTCCTCAAGGAGAGGTGATGATACCTCACGGATTGACCACATTGACATCTGGACTTTCGTTTCACCTTCTGGTCGAAACAACATTATTATTCACCATCCTTATAACTGACCTTTTTGTATGGTATCGACCAACCGACTCCGTACGCCGGACAGATGAAGATGTACTCAGGGAGAGTGTCCTCGTCGATCTCTCCACCTTCACCACAGATGAAGTACGTGTCGGGCATTCGTTCAGGAATCGTATGGTAGAACATCTTCTTGAGAACCTCGAACTGTTCACGCTCGGTACCATAAAGTGGATTGTTCTTGTTATCAAAGGTCGAAGTCATTGTTGTCCATTGATACGAGCACTCCCGCAAGTGCCGCAGCTGCAATTGTAATACTGACCCCTATGGTCGTGATTGATACCACCGTGGTGGAGAACGTCGTCACAACATAGTTATAGAGAAATGCGGTACCGATAAGACTGCACATACACATCGCAAGTATTCCGAGCACTGCTCCAAAGTACATGAGGTATTTCTTAATCATCTTTGTCATTCTCCTGATATGCCACTAGTGATTGGAGTGCCTGATACTCACCCCATGAGAGTGAGAAATGCTTCTCCTCTGCCGCACCAATTGACACATCGAATCCTTCGCCGTTGCTCCACTCAGTGACCTCGATGTATGAATGTTTCTTGGCAAGATGGCAGTATGGTTGCAGAGAAGCAAACTTAGCCTTTCGCGTGTATGTCTCAATCATTGATTTATCCTTCATTCCAATTTAGAAACATGAATTCATCAAGTGGTACCATTACACCATCTTTAACAGTATATGTAAATACCTCGCAACCGTTAGTACGTGTATACAGCCGACCACCATCAATCATATTACCATTATCGAGAGTCACACAGTCGTGTCGGTCACGAGAATATTGAAGACCACCCTCTGAGTTCATGATACAGTCAAAAGATAGATCCTCGACTCGGTCGGCATTCGTAATCATTATCTGTCCAGTCAGCATTGCCTGGTACAGACCGAAATATCGATTGCCGAATTGAGGATGTGGCGTTTCACGATAAAACACGTCGACCGACACAAGATTGCCAGGTTCAAGTTCAGTAGTGCAGACATAAGTAACCGAAACACCGTCCTGCTTAGAATAGTGATCGATTACCTTGTCTGTATTAAAGCGTGGATAGTGTCGCACAATCATCATGTAGTCCTGAGTTCATCAATATTGACCGGAGTGTAGTTCGTCTGCTCGACACAGACACAACGATAGGGTCCTTCGGGAGACGGTTTCTCGTGGATGTGTCCGTGTACGTTTAACAGACCGTTCGACTCACGCTTTAGCTGATCCTTGTGAAGTGGAATATGGGATAACAGAATGCCGTACTTCTGTAACGGTTCCCAGATCTGAATCTTACCGAACAGCTCATACTTAGCAAAGAACCGAACGTTGTCGTGGTTGCCAATAATCAGTTTCTTTGATCCGCGGAGTCTCTTATGAATCGGTAGATAGTTCTCCTGAGGACCAAAGAATACATCACCAAGATGGTACACCAGATCACCCTTCTTGACCACAGAGTTCCATCGATCAATGATGTGCTCGTTCATATCCTCAAGGGTATGGAAGCCAGGACGAACTAGCTTACCCGTCTCTCGATTTCGAAAGTTCAGGATATTCTTGTGGTTGAAGTGTGTATCGGATACGATCCAGATATCACGAAACATGAGTATATTCCCCTTCCGCCGACAACTATATTATTATATCACAGTACCGCTGATCTGTATATAGCTACTCGTTAATTAGTCCAGGGAAGGCATCGGACACGAGCTTCTTAGTGAGCCCCTTGTACTTCCCGCCGAGTTCCTTGTCCTTCATCCAGAGTACGAGCTGTGCCTCACCGGGATGTAGACTCTCGAGTAACTTAACGAAGATCACCTCGATCTTGGCACCGGCGGTCGGCCGACTGTTCGTCTTGATGAAGTACTTGAACTTCTTAGACTGCTTGAGCAGTGTCGTACCGAACGAGTGCTCGGAGCCGGTGTTAAACGGAGGCGCGCCCTCGGGTAGGTTGAACTGAATCGAGTCGTCGAACGCGCCCTTCAGCACGTCGCGTAGACCACGATTGTTGTAGGTATGAAGGACCTCGATCTTTTCCTTGCGGGTCTTTGCCTCTCCGACTCGGTCTAGAATGTCGTCCACTCTCATATTTTTGATCTTGTTCACGGCCATCTTAATAGAAATCCTCGATATCTGAAATTAAGTTCTTACAACGCTTCGAGATCAGGTACTTCAGGACACGATTCTTTGGTGTGTCCTCCTGACTCTCATAGGTATTTATTATATCGGTCCGAAGATCCTCGGATATCTCCTCAAGATCGATAAGCTTCTTGTTGCGCATGTAGTTGCGATAGATCTCCGGCTCCATGACCGACTGCAGGTCCTGTGCGTTCTCTGCCCAGTAGTCGAGCTTCTTACGAGTCACTGGAGTCTGACGAACGCCCTCGGCGAATACGTTGTCACCGGACAGTACGTTCGGTACACCGTCACCGGAGTCGCCTTTCAGAACGTGCTCGAAGAGATACGTGTTCGGATTCTTTTCGGTGACGAACTTCTTCTGCATCGGCGAGTACTGCTTCACGTTCTTGTACTTCTGCAGCTGTACGAAGTCCTTGTCCGCGGAGACGATCATAACGTCATCGTGTTTACCGAACTCCTGGGTCTCAAGAGTCAGCGCACCGATGATGTCGTCGGCCTCCGCGCCGTCGACCTTGACGACTCGATACGGCAGGTTCTCCTGGATCTCCTCTCGTACGAGATTGATGATACGAAAGATCTCGTCCCAGTTTGCCTTTTCGACCTCGTCCTTCTCACGACCTTCGCGGCGCTTGTACTTGTAGTTTGGAAAATACTCGCGGCGCCAAGTAGACGAGTCACACGCAATGACCATCTGTCCGTAGTCCTTACGAAACTTCTTGTTGTACATTCGCAGTGTGTTCAGAATAAAGTGTCGAATCAGGTTCTCCTCGATGGCGAGCTTCTGCACCACCACCGAAGAGATCGCGATTCCATTGTAGTCGACTACGATCAATTGATATCACCCTTTAGTTTCATAATGTCTATCATGCGATTAACCACTCTTGGTTGTGTTCTGTAACGAGATTCTCAGAGCCACCAGATTCATCAATGCGAAATCGTGACCCTTCTGGCAGCCACTCAATCCTAAGATATTCTGCACCGCCGGGATAGAAGTAGTCGTCGCCCTGTGACCACTTTGACCGTGCCAGTTCTTCGATCTCTGCTGTGTCAGCGAAGGATCGCACCAACTCTACGATGTCAGGATCAAACAAACATTCTGGATGAGAATAGTTCCAGGTATACCATCCAGCACCAAAGCCAGGTGAGTAAAGCACTGCGACCCGGCCGTTTTCGATTACCTTATCCACGATCATTCTCCTTAGTGCCAGTCATTGTTCGAGAAAACTTGGCCTTCCGAGTTAACGGGAAAGATGTCGTAGAATAGACGATCTCCACGGTACTCGCTCTCACATATCACCAGTTTCTTTTTGACCAGTGAACCGACGACGCCCTTGACGCTCTCGATCGTCATAGTTGTGCTGCGGGCAATTTCGTTAACGTCGGCGGAGTAGTCCATGATGCAGATCTCGGCGATGGTGTCGAGGACGGCCCGTTCGTTGCTCGTGAGGTTCGTTGTCATAGTATAGTTCCTTTCCTTAACTGTTGATACCATTATACCAACAATCAACCGTCTTGTAAACAGTTTATTTGATCAATTTCGGAACAACTCTTGTTCCTGAGAGGAATAAGTCTCGCGAAGGTAGTTGAGGTGGGAGTTACGGACGCGGCAGGAGATCCAGGTATTGTAGTAGTCCTCGCGCAGCAGGACGTTGCGGGAGAACTGTTCGTGGGCCTCAAGGTACGAAGCCTCGCCCTTGGATCGACAGAGGTGGAGGATGGTGCGACGAAAGCGCTCCTTACCGTAGTACTCGACGTCTTTGAGGAGTTCCTCGGACGAACCGTAGTAGTCACGCCAGTCGGACTCGGCGCGGAAGCGTTTCTTTTTCTTGTTGACCTGGCGAGTCTTGCCGAAGGTGAATCCCTTCTTGCCGATATAGGATCGACCGTTTGCCAGATTTTCAATAATGTATACAAACCCTTGATACGGAAAGTCCTTGGAGACCACGTCCGCCTCGGGTTCGTAGGGTTCACCTTGATAGATCCACTGCTGTGCCATGGATCTATTTATTGAGTCTAGGTCAGACCGTCCTCGTCCTCGTCGTAGAACATCTCGGAGTCGACCGAGTAGTCCTCGATCAGCTGAACGTCATCGATCGTTTCCTGACCGCAGTGAGGACAGAAACGTGCGTCTGCATCGGCCTCCTCGAACTCGACGTTAAAAGATACTGAGCAGGCAAAACACTTGATCATCTTCTATACCCTTCGTTTACTGTGTGTGCGGTAGGACCGAGAGAGGTAAACTCTAGCCCGGCCATCGATCCGACGTAGACCCTATGATTGCTATCGTATGATAGATTCACCTTTACCGATCTCTCGACCGATACCACGAGTCTCTTCTCTGGTGAGAACTCAAGGATCTCCACGTCGATTGTCCTGTCACGATCAGTGTTGTGAATCGTGCAGCGGTCATCATATACTGTTCTCATCAGCGTCCGTTCCTTTCCTTACCGTTTTGATTATGTATACGAGTCCTGAGAGATACACCACCGCATAGACCGCAGCGAATCCAATCAGACTCGTGAGTGCGAGACCACTCGTGAGTGACGGCGTAAGACCCTGCGTATGAGTCATCATTCCGTACACGAGCCACGGTGACCGTCCCATCTCCGTCACGAACCATCCGGCGACCACCGCAACGAACGGTGCCGGAATCATGGCAACGAGAAAACGATGAAACAAACCAGGTGTGTACAATCGCTTTGTGAATCGATATAACAGACCGACGACTCCCGCAAGTACCATCAGCATACCCAGACCGACCATGACTCGAAACGACCAGAACACAGCTGCGACCGGCGGCTGCTCATCGGTCGGTACTGCATCGAGTCCGGGAACGACACCACTTGCATCGTGTTTTAGAATAATCGAGGCAAGGTTTGGAACGCCAACCTCAAGAGAGTTCGACTGTGTCTCGTTACTTGGTAGAGCAAAGAGCAACAGAGGCACGTTGCTCGACGTCTCCCAGTTACCCTCCATTGCCGCTACCTTTGCCGGCTGATGTTCCAGAGTATTTAATCCATGGAAATCACCCATCAGTACCTGTGACGGCGCAAGAATCAGAATCAACCACATACACATGGACAGTGCCTTGCGATGAGCGAGTACGTCACGACCGTTAAGTAAAAACCAAGACGAGACGCCGGCGACGACGAACGCTCCGGTTAGGAACGATGCGATACCCATGTGAGCGAATCGATACGGGAACGACGGATTAAAGATCGCAGCCATCCAATCGGTCACTCGAAATATACCGTCTACCATCTCGACTCCGGCCGGAGTATGCATCCATGAGTTGGCGGCCAGAATCCAGAACGATGAGATGAACGTACCGAGTGCGACCATACAGGCAGCTAACAGATGTATACCTGCCGGCACTCGATCTCGACCGAACAACAACACACCAAGGAACGCTGCCTCGAGGAAGAACGCTGTAATAACTTCGTAGGACAGCACAGGTCCTAGGAAGTTCGCGGTGGCATACGAGAAGTTTGACCAATTTGTGCCAAACTGAAAAGACATCACGATTCCAGACACGACACCCATACCAAAAGCTATCGCGAAAACTTTGGTCCAGAATTCAGACAGTCTTGCATACACTGGGTTTCGTGTCTTGTAGAATAATGCCTCAAGCAGAGCAACGAACGATGCGATACCGATAGAGAATACCGGAAAAATCGCATGGAACGACACTACGAATGCAAACTGCAACCGCGATAGGTCGATCGCGCTCTGAAGTATTTCCATTTATATCTCCTCGTTTAATTAAAAACCTTCTTGTATACCGATGGCAGTTGCTCAAGAGTAACAGGTTTTGCATCTATTTCTTTGTAACCTAACCGTATAGCTTTTTGTACTCTATGATTACCGTCTATGATCTTATCAACCTTAGAATCAGATACCAAGACAATTGGTGGATAGGTTAGGTCGGCTTCTTTTATTCTTTGTTGATCATAAGAATTTATCAATCTTTCTTTGAGTCTTTCTGTGCTAATCCTTTTTACGGGCATCAACCTTGTATCTGCAAGCAGTTGTTCCAAGGTAACTGTCGTCCCGTCTTCCACACTCCAGAATGTATATCCCATATCCTTCATAGGTTTTCTTTTAAGTACTTCTGAAGTTCGGTGAATCCACCGATGTGTTCATCATCGATAAAGATCTGCGGAAACGTCTTTGCATCAGGGACGGCCTCGAGCATATCTGCCCGAGACCACTTATTTAGACTTGTGTTTCTCTCCTCAAACTCGATACCCTTGAGCTCAAGAACGTTCTTTGCCATGTGACAGTAGAAACACTTGTCCTTTGACCATACGACTACACTTTGCATTATTTAATTCCTCAAATGTATAAATAAACTAGAATAAGTGAGGATCGCGGTGCGCCAACACCCATCCTCTCTGAACATCCAAACAGTTAAAAGGAGAAACCATGTCCAGCAAACCTATTTATCAATCCTCCCTCGATTATTATGTCTATGCCTACATCAGGCGTGACGGTACCCCCTATTATATCGGCAAAGGAAAGGGTAAAAGAGCCTTTTCAAAACAGCATTCAGTATTTGTACCAAGAAAAGATTCTGGTCAAATCATGATACTTGAAAATAATCTAACTGAAGTCGGTGCATTGGCTATAGAAAGACGTTTAATACGACTGTGGGGTAAAAAAGAAAACGGTGGCATACTAAGAAACAAAGCTGACGGTGGAGAAGGGTCAACCGGTTGTGGTAGAAAGTTATCATTGGAACACCGTTTGGCAATACAGAAGTCTATGAAGGGTCGTATCTTTTCTAATACTCATAAAAAGAAATTGCGAGAGGCAAATATAATAACCGGAGTAAAAAGAAGAGGGACTAAACCATCTAATTCTACTCGGAAAAAAATATCCGAAGCCATGAACAATCGAATCATGACTGATACTCATAGAGAAAATCTAAGTAAGGCAGCAATTGGCAAAAAACATCCTGTGAAATCGGTTACCTGCCCTCACTGCATGAAGACAGGTAACCCTGGTGGAATGGCTAATTACCATTTTGATAACTGCAAGCATAAATCCTAGGATTCACACGCCTCACACGTAGTGATGTCCTTTACGAGTTCCTGTGCAGGATTCGACGAGCGCTGGTAGTAAAATGTCTTGACGCCCGTTCTCCAACCCTCGATGATCAGGGCATTGATGTCCTTTGTCGGTGCGCTCGGCGGAATTAGCAGGTTGAGTGACTGCGACTGATCGATGTACTGCTGACGTGCCGCGGCCTGCTGAACGATAACGATCGGTGTGATCTCGTCAAACGTCTTGAACACCTCCTTCTCTGTACTACCAAGGAAGTCGAGGTGCTGAACCGATCCTCCGTTCTTGAGAATATCGAGCCATGTATCCTCATCGTTGTGACCGTACGACTCAAGAACACGAGCAAGGTATGGATTCTTAAACGTAAACTGACCTTTCGCCAGATCCTTGGTAAAGTAGTTGGATCGCAGTGGTTCGATCGACGGAGATACCTGACCGAGGATAAACGAGGACGATGTAGTCGGGGCAATCGCACAGCGTGTCAGATTTCGAACACCGTATCCGATCAGACCGTCGGGCTCGCCGTACCGATCGGCCATTTCCTTGGACGCCTTGAGTGATTCCTCGTCGATGTGTTTCGAGATCTCAGACGCAAGGTTGATCGCATTGAATGACTCGAACGGAATCATCTTATACTGAAGATACGTATGCCATCCGAGCTGACCGATACCGAGAGCACGCCAGGTCTTCGCAAAGTTGTGCGATGCCTCCATGTACGGAATGTCGGCCGTCTTGTTCAGATAGTCGGTCATCACCGCATCAAGGAAGTACGTGAGTACCTTGACCGCATCTGTGTTCTGCCACTCGTCGTAGGTGTGTAGATTCATCGACGCAAGGTTACAGACAAAGGACTCCTTCTCGCTCGACGGAAGTGCGATCTCAGAGCAGAGGTTACTGGCATAGATCGGAAGATTACGATCCTTGAGTACCTGCGGCTTGTTGTTGTTGACGTTGTCCTTAAAGAACAGATACGGGTAACCGGACTCCTTGCGCTTACGCATGACGCGCGCCCACAGCTGGAGTTTCTTTGCGTCGTTCGGTGCAAGTTCCTTATTCTTGACTGCCTCGCCCTCGGCGATCATCTCCTCCATCCACTGATCGCCGATACAGATACCGATCGACATATTATGAATCGAGTGTCCTACCTCACGAATCTCAAGAAACTCCTCGATGTCGTCGTGCTCGATGTCAAGGTACGCCGCAAACGAACCGCGACGTACGTTACCCTGAGAGATGATATCCGTATTGGTCTCAAAGATATTCATAAAGTGGACAGGGCCGTCGGCGGTACCACCGGTCTTGATCTTTGTTCCACGCGGACGAATGTCACCGAAGTAACCTGATGTACCGGCACCGTGTTTGGTCTGCATACCGACCTCGGCCGACTTGCCAAGGATCTGAGCGATCTCGTCTCCGATATAGACGCCGTTGCAGGAGATCGGAAGTCCGCGATCGTTACCGAAGTTCGACCACACCGGCGATGACAGTGAGTAGAAACCGCGTCCCATGTAGTCGTAGAACTTGTCCGAGAATCCGTCGATGTCCAGCAGCTTCTCTGCTGTGTCACCAATCTCTCGGATCCGATCCTCTGCCGACTGCCCCTTCGGCAGATAGCCGCGCGAGAGAAACGTACGCGCGTCTTTATTAAGCCAATCAAAGCTCATTGATATCTCCGTTGTGTAAGAATTAAAATAGTTCATCCGCTGAGATGCCCTGCCCCTTCGAATATTCAACCGGTGTCTTCTGAAAGAAGTCCGTCATCGTGTAACCAAGAGTCGACTCGTCGAACCAGAACGTCTGATCCGCAAGTTTCTTGTCGTATTTAATACCGCTCGAGTCGAATCCCAGCTGATCGAGCGAGTCCTTCATACGCTTTGTCACAAATGCCTTCAGAATCTCTGCGTCAAGACCGTCGACCGCGTAGTCCCCCATGATCCAATCAATGACCTTGGACTCGGCAGCGATTGATTCGAGGCACTCGTGCTGGATGCGACCGACGAGCTCGTCGTCGAACAACTCAGGATACTCCTCCTTCAGTGTCTGAATCAACTTAATGCCGACCTGTGAATGGAGCATCTCCTCGTTGCGGGTGTACTGCACCTGCTGAGCAACGTCCTTCAGAACTGAGCGATTGCGATTAAAGTGCATGATGATGTAGAACTGCGAGAACAGACTCACGTTCTCGACAAAGAGTGTAAACAGAGTGATCGCATAGATGTACTGTTTGCGATCGTCCTCGTAGATCTTTTCGTTGTACTTCTTAAGGTAGTTGACGCGGCCGCGAATGACCTCCTCGTTCAGGTTCTCCTCGAACACGTGAGTCATATGCAGTACGTCGAGTAGCTTCTCGTACGCGAGGTTATGAATCACCTCTGAGTTAGCCATCGCATAACCTAGGTCCTTGATCGAAGGATGCGGTAGGTGCTTGCCGACGTCCGCCCAGAACGACTTGACCGCGACCTCGATCTGACCGATGGCCGAGAGAGTACGAACGATGACCTGCTGTTCCTGTTCGGTCAGGTCGGTCTTGAACTGTGAGTAGTCGGAACGAA